CCCGATCCCAGTGTTTCTGCGGCATATCGGTTCCCACCCTCGCCACCAACTGATAAAATCTATATGTTCGATAATGTCGGATATCAAACTCATACCCCAGTATTTATGCGGCATAGAGCAGATAAAAGTTGTATCAGGATCGCGAGTGCGTAATGTTGTCAATCCTCCCTTTTCTCTATCTCCGCCTTGCGTTTCGCAATCTTCTTCATGGTGTCGAGATGTTCCTGCCTCATTGAATGCTCAACGTTCACCGTTTTGTTGGTTCGTTCAGCCAGCAGTTCTGGATGGTACTTCGCACAGATCCACATCCTTGCTCGTATCGAGACATCGGCAGCTCTCGGATCAATCCGACCTTGTTCACATTCCATAGCCAGAAACTCAATATGCTCGGCATGTTTCATGGCACGTTGGTTCAGGGCCGCCAGATACCGTTCACGGTTCTCCTGTCGGTTCAGTACCCGATAAAGATTACTCCGATCCAGACCATACTGTTCTGCAGTCACCTGCAGTGACTTCCCTTCGGCAATATCATCACAGAACTGATCCACCTGCTCAGAGGTAAACTTCTTCCCCTGTTGTTTTCCAATCGTCAGTTTTGTAGTTTTCACTTCTCCCACTCTTTGTATCCACATGTATTACACTCGTTGCCTAGCTTCGGGTCGAACATCAAATCCGTCTCTCCACATCGGTCACACTTCTCCAGATCTTCGTAATGATCAAAGTGTTCATGATGATCCAGATCCCCGACTCCAAGGATCAAGGTGCCATCTTCCCTCTTACCCACAACCATGATGTTTGAATTCATAACTCACCTAATCAATATAATCCAAATTACCGGCATTTTTTAAACTCACCCATACTAGACCAGCAGCATCACCTGTTAATCGCCATGACAACGATTCTGAGCACTCTGAGAGGCAAGTCTATACTTCCCAGAACCCCCCTTATACCCAACCACTTCATGCTGCACCTTCTGCGACCCGACCTGTGGAGCCAGCAGTTGATCCACCTGTGGACTGAAACCTGTGTGATTGCTCCAGATCCTTTGCCCACTGGTCAACCGCAGTTCCAGGTAGTCCATGTTCATCTTGACCAACCCCAACCCTTCCGGCAGCAGGGACATCATGTCCTGCAGTTTCTTCTCCTGCAGTGCATTGTTCCAGTCCAGCAGTGGTGAGAAGTGGAAGAAGGCATTCGGATGTCTGGGCTTGCTCAACAGTCCTGGCAATGGGAATGCGGTGTTGTTGTAGCTGCACATCTGGTCAAAGGATTCCTTCAGCCATTCGATGTTTAGTTTATTAAACGGTTTAACCTCAATTCCGAAAAGATAACCATTCATTTCGTGATACAACAACACATCACATCGAACATCCTTATAACTTCCACGATAATCACACTTTCCATTCACTTCCGTAAAACATTCAAAGTATTTTCCAAATTGTTTTACCACATTCTCAACGATCAAATCATGTTGAGTAATCGTGCTCTTGGGACTGGACAACTCATGTTCTGAAAGATTGAAGAGTGACTTAGCCATACGTCCTTCCTGGTCGTAAAAATGTTTTCCGATTCAACCCCTCGGCAATCGTCCCTGGGTCATGGTCGTAAAGAGACGTACTGTACGAGGGTAATACCCTCGTACTTGTACGACTCGTTTTTACGACCGACTGACCGGTCGTAATTTGTCGTAATTTACGACTTTTTACGACTCTATACGACCGACCGCTCTGCCTCATCATTTGACCTTGAACAGATATTTTTTCTCAACCATCACAACAGAATGAAAGTATTCATAGGACCCTGATCTATTGGTTTGAATTTCATACGTCATGTTTTTAGTCAGGCCATATTTCTTGTCCTGACATAACTGGCTCCAATTCCCCAAACTAACCTTTACATCATCAGGCGAATAACCCGAATCTAATAGATTTTTTGCCTGCTGTTCCCAGAGTTCTAAAAACGCTTGATGTGCTTTCTTTTCCACATCCTTCGTCTTCTTCGGCTTGATCGTAACCTCCTCTTCCGCTGGGCCATCGGCAGGAATAATGACAGCAGAGGTGACCGGAGTGACCCCATCATCCTGCACCAGCAGATGCCCATCGGGACGACGAATCTGCACAGACATCAGCTCATAGAACTGATGTGCTGGCATCTCTGCGTCCTTCATTTTCAGGCATTTCAAGGTCATCTGTCCGCTTTCAGACTTCTCGATCAAATAGGAGCAATCCACGGCACCATGCAGGACAGTCGAACCTCGACCTCCCTTGTCCTTGTCTTTGCCCGTATGATGAATCACCAGGATCGTACACTGGAACTTCTTACGGATCAGATCCATATACGAAACAAAGGTATTCATCGACTGGGTGTCATTTTCGTTATTTGCACCAAAGTGTCTCGCCAGTGTATCCACCACGATCATCGAGGGAACTCCATCCTTCTCTACGACCTCACACATCAATGTGTAGAGTTTATTGACGGAATCAAGGTTGGTCAGATCCCATCCACCTGAGAGCACACGGAAGGCATCGCCAGGATTCTTGCCGTAACGTTCCTTCCAAGCCATCATCCTGCGTTTCATTCCAGCCTTGCCTTCACCCGCAAAGTAATAGACAGGTCCCTGCTTGACAGGTCGGTCCTGCCAATTCACTCCAGACGCAACCGAGAGACCCCAACTGAGAGCAAAGAAGGACTTCCCAACCCCAGGGTCCCCGATCAGAGTCACAAAACTATCGGTTTCCATCATGTCCTTTACTAAAAACTCCGGTGCTTTCATCTCTGCGACAAAGTCATCAAAGGAAAGCAGGGGATTGGGTTTGGTTTCCGGTTCCGGTGAACCAGTATCCTGTGTCGATTGCTCAGACTTGGAGTGCAACTCAACACGGGACACAGAGTTCGATGCTGGGCGTTTGAATTCCCATCCAGATTCCTTTGCCAGATGAGTGATCGTGGCTCCAGAAATCTGTCGAGGGTCCAACCCATCCCATCGACGCAGCAATTCAGCATCCCCAGGATACTTTGCAGACTGTGAAGACCAGATGGCCCAGAGTCGGTAACCATCCATTCCATGCTCGGCCTTCAGCGCCAACCCGACCCGTATCCAGGTATCGTAGTCATCAAAACCCCCAATGTGCTGCAGTTGTTCCTCAGTACGATGCAGGTCTGGCAGCAGGTCGTGCTCCTCCTGAATCTTGTAGGTCCCTGCATTGAAGAGGGTGTCCTCCTCTTTCAGGTTCTCAACTCGATCCTCTGGTAACAGGAACGGCAAGGAATCAGGATTGTAGTAGGCATCAGGGTCATAGGAAGCAAAACAGAGGCGGGAGATGCTGCGAACAACATCATCAAATTCGGAAGGATCACATCCGAGCAGTTTCTGGATATAGTCCTTGAAGGCAAAGTAGACTTCGTTGTGTCGTTCAGGACCATACTGGTGATGGCAGGACAACTTGACCCCTCGCCAGGACGGAGACTTGAAATGCACATGGACATAGGGATCTGCCGACAGTTTCTTCTGATAGGCCAGCACTCTCTCCAGATCCAATTTATCCATGTCCAGATGAACCTGGTTGGAATACTCAGACAGATGCTGGTTGGTTCGTCCTCCCAGCATCAAGACCTGCCCTGTCTTCTTGTCCTGGGTCGCTACCTTTTTCTTGAACTGCCCATGAATGCAGATGGCAGGTAGGTTTTTCTTCTTGTCCCCATAAATTTTCGACTTCAGCCCATGCTCGGCAATAATCTGATGCAGAACCGTGATGGCAGATTTCAAAGATTCTGAGCGGACATACTCAATAAATTGAGGCATGTCCACTACCAGATCACTGATGTCGTGATAGGCATTATTAAAGTAGGAAACCTTAATAGGGAACGTCATCGTCAATTCTTTTGCTCTGACCTCCGACACGATTCAGGATGTCATCCGTGCTGGGAAGATTGACCTTGGGAGATGCAGGAGAATCTACAGAAAAGTGCCCGATCCCTTCCACCTTCATTGCATTGTCCACAGCATCAGGCACTGGAGCCAGTTTGTCCTTTTCCTTCGCATACTGGGTGATCTGCAGGGAGGGACGTTGTTCTCCCGTGGTCTTGTCAGGGTAGGTCTGAGGAACCCCCTTCTTCCATTCCTGCCGAATGGCGACATAAAAACTCTTCCCCTTCAGAGGGTCCCAGGACTTGATGTCTCTCGTCAGTTTAATTGATGGATTGTCGGTGTAGTCACAGATGCGCTTGAGAGCGTTGTGTCCAATACGTTCCGCATCATCATTGCTGTGCTTGACCCAAACCCTGTCCGTGAAGACTCCACCATCTGCAGACAGCAGAAAATGAAATTGTTCTCCTCCTCCCACAGCATTCAGCTCAATGTCCATGATCTGCACATGATGATTGCCAATCGGCAGGACTGGACCTCCAGACTCTTGGATCTGGTGCGACCCTGCATCAAATAATAGTTCAGCCATACAGTCTCTCTCGTAGTGTGTCGTAGTTTACTGGTTGAATGCCTTCCCCCTGATACCCAAATCGGTTCTTGGCGACATACTGCCCATCTTCTTGAACAATCAGCACCCGATCCCCATCATGCTTGCTGGTCTCTTTGCCGTTCTTTTTGCTGACATAGGTGTCATAGGTCAAAAACCCGATCAGTTCCGCCCATTCGACAAACTTTGCAGCAGCACGTTTCTGCAGTTTGATGTCATGTCGATGGAATTCATTGAAGTCCTTGTCATTGACAATCTTGGTCGTTGTATGTGCCAGCAGCACAATATTCATATCCTTCTTCCGATGCAGGAAGTTCAGCGCATTGAGGAACTTCTCCCATTCTTCATCAGCTTCCAGGTATGCCTTGCCATACCCCAGAGACTCCATGCTCAAGATCCCCAATCGTTTGCAGGTGGCTTCCCAGATTTTCGGCTCCAACCAGTCTAGTGTATCGACACACAGGGTCTGGTAATCGTGCTCTTCTCGTCCAAGAGTCCGCAGGAAATTCATCACACTGGTTGCGGCCTTATCCACTTGGTTGCGATCATCGTAGACTTCTAGTGGTGCATTCCTCAGATCGAGTCTCGCCATGTCATAACGTTCTGTACTGCCCTCCAGGTCTGCAGCAACCACCCTTGGGAAGGTGTTGGCAAACCAAGTCTTGCCGACTCCAGGCGGTCCATGAATCAGGACCTTCCATGCCTGGTCAATGCGGCCCATTGTGATCAAATCTAACATTTCGTACCTTTTCTGATTGTGATTCCAAACCTTGCCATCCTTTAGGTGTGGGATCGTGTAATCATTTTTATTGCGTGACCACCAAAGCCATCCTCGCTCTGGAGACCACATCGATTGAATTCGCATAACTCACCAAAACAGTTGAAACAGAGACCAGCACCTTCTCAATAAGTCCGAGTATCGATCATCAGTTTTGACTGCAGAACCTCATCATCGTTCGC